CATGTAAATAATACGGAACAGCACGAAAATAATATTGATGGTATCAAACTTATATTCAGTTGGATTGTAGAAAATCAAAATGATCCAATTATAACGAAATATGGCTACGATGTACCTGACGGCACTTGGGTTGTTTCATATAAGATTGAGAATGAAGACATTAAAAACAAGATTAAGAGTGGTGAAATTAATGGTATATCAATCGAGGGTTATTTAAGCGAGAAATTCAGTAAGATGAATGAAGAAGATGACGACAAAAGAAGGGTCGAAGAAATAATAAACCTTCTTAAATATAAATAAAAAATGATAAGAAATAATATTTTTTATATATAATAAAAATAAAAACATTATAAATATGAACTACACGGAAACATTAAATAAGATCAAGGCGATCTTGAATATGGATGTAGATGAGAAACCTTTGATAGATGTTGAATTGGAAATTGATCCAATTGCGCCTGTGGTTGATACTGATACAGAAATAAAATTAGGAACATCGACTTTCGAGGATGGAACTATTGTATATTATGATGGTAATTTTGGCGTTGATACTTTAATTTATATTGATGAAACTATGGAGACAGCCATTTTAGATGGTGAATATATGTTAGATGGTGAAACATTAGTAATAGTTGAGGGAAAAATAACTGAAATTATAGTAGCAGAAGAAGAAGTTGTAGAGGTTGTAGAACCAATCGAAGAACTTATCGAAGAAGTTATTGAAGAAGAAGTAATAGTTGATGAAGTGATAGAAGACGAATTGGATTATAAAGTGTTATATGAAGAAGCGTTGGAAGTTATTGCTGATTTAGAAAACAAATTGTTAGGTTTAGAAAACCAAGAAAAACAATTTAAGAGTGAAATACAAAAATTATCAGCAGAACCAGCGGTAGAGAGTTTAAGTTCTAAACCTGTTGAGATAGTTGAAAAAACCTTATTGGAAAAAAGATTAGAAAATCTTGATACTTTAAGAAAATACAAAAAATAAAATAAAAAAGATGAGTAAAAAAATACAATTTGCGTTCGATGTATCAGGTTTATCTACTTATATCGACGAAAGTGAAGATTTAATTAGTAAATTGGTTTATGGCGCACAAACTTTACAAATGCCAGGACTACAAGTAATTGCTGGTAAGAAAAGTGATTTCAAACTAACGAGAGTTGATAACGAAATATATTTCAAAAATCTACAATGTGGCTGGGGAGCAAGTGGTTCAACTACTTTCGACCAGGTAACCATTGAGGTTGAGGCACTTATGCTACAAGATGAGCTCTGTCCAACTGATTTTGATGACAAATATCTAGGCCAATTAAGTGTAAGTGGTTCAACACCAGAGACTTTTCCCTTCGAACAATTTATCATTGAGACAAAAACAAAGAAAATGACTGACGAGATTGATAAATTAGCGTGGGTTGGAAATAAGACAACTGGTAGTGGTAATCAAGCACTTGTAGATGGTTATATTGCTAAACTAACAACTGATTGTGTATATGTAGCGGCTGCTGCTACTGCTTCTACATCGGCTAATATACTTGGAAAAGTAAGAGCGATGGTTGGTGGTGTTGATGAGAGAATTTATGATGTTGATGACTTGACATTATTTATGAGTGTTGCTGAATTTAAGATTTTAATCGATGCGATGGTTGCTGAAAACCTTTATAATTATAACGGTGATGTTAATGGTAAAACATTAGAAGTTCTTTTACAACCACACGGTTTAAAAATTAAAGCCATGCATGGTTTAAGAGGATCGACTACTTGGATTCTAACTCCTGTATCTAATATGGTCTTCGGTACTGATTTACTTGATGAGACTGATTATATAAACTCATGGTATGAGAAAAAAGGTCGCCAAGTTTTAGTAGAATCTGCTTTTAAATTAGGCTTTGGATACGAATATGACTTTATGGTTGTAACGAACCTTGATGTATCATAAGATAAAATAAACAAATTAAAACATAGCAGTTAAGGCTGCTATGTTTATTATAAAAAAAATACAAAAAATTATGGCATGCATGACACTAAAAGGCATTTCTTATGATTTATGTGATAGTTCAATTGGTGGTATAAAAAAGGTTGCTATATATGAAAAAAGCGATTTGGCTTTATCTACTATGACAGTTGTTGATGGTGAAGTAACAGCACTAACAGCATCAGCACCAGGATTTTCATATGATTTTCTAAAAGATAATAGTAATTGGGTAGAAGCAATAGTAGGTGATGGTATATTAGCATCAGTTCATTTCGCACCAACAGTAACTCTTATGTTTAGAAAGATGAGTAATACTTTAAGAAACGAAATAATGGAATTAGTAAGAGATTATGTAGTAATCTTTGTAACCGACAGTAATAATATAACTTGGATGATTGGTAGTGATAGAGGTATGACTTTATCAGCATCAGCAGGCGGACAGTCTGGTTCAAAATTAGAAGAAATGAATGGTGAAACATTAGTTTTTACTGGTAACGAAACTTTCAAAGCATATACTATGGATCTAACTGCGATTGGAGAACCTTTCTTATCACAATTAAGTTAAGAAATACAAATAAATTTACAAAAAGGGTTGTTTTTAATTAAACGAACCCTTTTCTTTTTTATATATACGATTATGAGAAAGAAAGCGATCATTGATAAATTCATAAACAATTATTTAAGCCGAAAACTAATAGTTTTTCTAATAACTACTTTCGGTTTATTTTCAGGTGTTATAACCAGTAGCGATTTCATTATTATAGCATCAATTTATATCGGAACACAAGGAGTTTTAGATATAGTATCAATTTATAAGAGTAAAGGTGGTAACGATGGACCTGAATATCAATAAAAACCCCAAATTTATCAATAAAAACTTATAAAGAACTATATATTTTATATATAATAGTAGAAAAAACAAAGAAATATATGAGTTTAAGAGTAAAATACGATAGTATAGATACTAATATTATATATTCTACGCTACAAGAGCGAAGTGATGATATATTATTAGTAGGTAATACTTATAGCGTGACATTTATAGGTGAGGATGATAGTGAAATTATAACCGAGTTAGTAGATTTAAGTAATAACCCTACTAGTTATAACAAGTTTAGTATCACCACACTCATTTCAACTGGCTCTACTGCTAGTAATATACCTTTTAGTAAGAAGGGTTGGTATGATTATAACATCAATAAGGATGACTTACTATTAGAATTTGGCATGTGTTATATTTACGATAACATTGATGATGTAGAAAATAGACTAGAAAGTGTATCATACAAAGTTGAGAAGAAGAAATATATTTATAAAAAATAATAAAATTAGAATGAGTAAAATAAACGAAGAAAGTCGATTTCTCTTTTCCGCACTATCTAGCCAAGAGGATATAGTTTTACCAAAGTTTGGAGAACAAAACAATTTGGACTATGTAAAATACGGTGATGATAACAAGTTTGATGCTGAATTATATAGATTATATGAGAAATCAGGGATACATAATGCTATAATTGAGAGTAAAGTAAAAATGATAACTGGTGATGGTATAATCCAAACATTAGAAGAGCCTTATAGTGAAGCCTCACAAAAGTTTATTGATAAGTGTAATCCATATGAGAGTATGGATGAAGTTTTTAATAAGTTAGCGAATGATTATGAAATCACAGGTTTAGGTTATCTTGAAATTATATGGGCGAAAGATAAGAAATCTATTGCTGAAATATACCACATTGATACTAATAAAATTAGGTGGGGAAAAATGAATGATAAGAACCGAGTTGATACTTTTTATTATAGTAAAGATTGGAGTAATTATAGAAAACACCAATACAAACCTGAACCTATTAAGATTTTTAATGATGAATATAATAAAGGTGAGAATAGACAAATCTTACCGATTATAAGATATACTCCTGGTTTAGATTATTATGCTTACCCTGATTATGTAGCCAGTATAAAATGGATCAATATAGATACAGAAATAGCGAACTTTCATTTTAATAACTTGAAAAATGGAATGGCTCCTTCAGTGTTCTTTAAGTTTCCGGTTGGTGATACTACGGATGAAGAAAGAAGAAATATAGAAGGAGCGATTAAAGATAAATATACTGGAACAAATCAAGCAGGTAAGTTTATTTTATCTTTCTATGATGCGGAGGCTACGAATCAGCCCGAGGTTACAATAATGGATCAGACTAATGCTGATAAACAATATGAGTTATTAAATAAAACCACTTTACAGCAGATTTTAATAGGACATAAGGTGACTAATGAAAATCTTGTTGGTATATCAACTCCTGGTAAATTAGGTGGTTCGAATGAAATGTTAGAAAGTTACGATATATATTTTAATAATGTTATTAAAGTAGAACAAAAGAAATTGATAAACCCTTTTCAACGAATTATGTTAATTAATGGTATGAATGATATACAAATATTAAACAATAAACCTTTTGAATATACTTTAAGTGAAAACTCTTTAAAAGAAATCTTATCTACTGATGAATTAAGAGACTTGATAGGCTATTCACCTATTGAAATAGAAGAAGCAGTAGAAGACACAGCAGACGCATTAGAACCAATTGAAGAAGACACAAAGGAGTTAGAAAAGTTCGCAGGTGTTAGAGTTATAAACAAAAACAATGCGTTGAGTGCTATACCAAAGGCTAATCTAGATGATAGTTATATGTGGAAATTAGGAAACCCACTTGATGAGGCTTGTCCCGCTTGTATCGCTCTAGATGGTAAGACTAGAAGTTTAAGAGAATGGATGAAAATCTCGATACCTGGTATACAAGATGGTACTAATTTTGGTAATATAAGTTTTTCTAGCCCTCATGGTAGTGGTAAATACGGAACATTTTGCCAAAGTGCTTGTTTGTGCTCCTTGAAAAAGGTTGGAGGAAGACGATAAAAAATAATAAAAAGATATGATTGATGAAGTTTATTTTATAAGCGTGAATAATTTAAAGGAAAGAACCACAATTGACTATTCTATTAGTGATAAATTGATTGAGAATAGTATAATTGATGGTATGGCTATTGATATTCAACCGATACTTGGTACAAGGTTGTTTGATAAACTCCAAGAACTAATAGTCGCGGGTAATGGTGAAATACTTGTACCTGAATATAAATATCTTTTAGATGAATATATATACGAAACATTAGTGAAGGCTATTGAGAAAAGAGTTTTACTATATTTATATGTTAAGATTAAACCGGCTGGTGTTGTAACGAGTGATACAGAAAATTCTACGAGTGTAGAAATACAAATATTAAATAAGTTGAGAAGCGAAGTTAGTAACGATTTCGAATACTATTCTAATAAATTGAAACAATTTCTTTGTGAAGAAGTTGATACTTATGTAGAATATTCAGATTGGAACCC